GCAATAAAATGTAATAATCCAAAAATAAAATATAATAATTTAAAGAATAGCACACGTGCAGGGTGAAATTTTCTTCCGTCCCCTTGGTAAATTAGCTGTTGAAGGTAAATTAAAAAAGTACACTAAGATAAAAAGAAAAAAGCGCAAAAACGCGCTGAAAGACAAAGAGTTATGTAAAGAAGACTACCGTAGTTGAAGAAAGCAAAAAGTGCATTTTTTCTAGAATATGGTGCTTTATCAATCCTTTTTGTTTTCTTTTTTGAGCTTTAAAATACCAAGAAAAAGCGTTGAGAATAAATCAAAAAATGTGCGGTTAGAGGTTTCGGATACGTGGCTCAAGCGGTCTAAGTACTCTTGTTTGTCTTGCAGACTCATTTTTTGAATATCATCGTATCTAAGGCTGGAAAACCGGCCTATTTCCTCTCTAATTATCTCTAAAACGGGTTTTACGTGTCCGTAGTCAAATGGTATATTCAACATCTCTTCAAGCAGGATATAAATGTCTATCAACTTGTCGTGAATAAACTGTATTTCCTCTATCCTTCTGTTTAAAAGTGTAATAGCAGCACCTTTATCTATTTGTACTTTTCTAATGTCTTGGCCATAGGATTGATGCACAGAATTAATTTGACCAACTCCGCCCGGAGTAGTTTCTGCCGTAACTCCGGGTATATTTTGTACTTCTTCAATAAACATAGTTCCCTTGCCACTAATTAACCAACTCTCGGAAACTTTGAATAGTTCTATAAGAGCTAGTATTAAATTGGTTCCCACTTTTTTGGAACCTCTTTCCAAAGCCGAATAATAAGATTGAGTTATGCCCAATTTTGACGCCATTTCGATTTGATTAAGATTAAAGTGTTTTCTTATTGCTTTCAATCTTTTACTAAGTAGTTCCATATGAGATATATTTTTGATTTTTTACTTGCAAAACTAGTTCTATTGGTTTTAAATTTGCGCAATTGCAAACCAAACTTTTTCAAGTTTATGAAAAATCAAGCAAAAAAAGTAACCCTACCCCACGGATCAGTGTCGAAAATCGCACGAGAGACCGGGACAACCAACGCGACAGTACGGGCAGTCTTGGCCGGGAGATCGCAAAATCCGAAGGTGAAACGGGCACTTGCGGCAGTCATCAAGGAGATGAACGAGGCCAGCCGCGAGCTTGATGCAGCATTGTCAGCGGCTTAATCACCAAGCGATTATGCAGAGAGAGCCAATGATTTGCACCTGTGCTGAGTTAATAGAACTCGGATTTAAAAAGGAAACAATCGGAGATTCCCGTTACTGGAAACGCACCAGTGACGGGAGGCTAATTGTGCCAGCCAAGAAAGTCGCGGAGGTTCGGCTACGCATGGCGCAAAAGTCCGGCGACACGGTTTACCAAAGACTGAACAAGGCCGACACCCAGCGCAGCCTAGGGTACACCTATCTTTTCGCCCGGCTACGCACAACCGGAACGCCCGAACAGCAACGGGCCCGCGCTGAGGGTTACGCCCGAAGACACGCCGTGATGGTCGAGTGCGCCGCCATAAGACGCGAAACGGATGCCAAAATATCCGAACTGCACCAAGCGGCGTTGCAGCTTCAAATCGGTTTGGCCGAAAGCCGGAACGCTTTTAGCGGCTTGCTCAATGCCTACCAACAGGGCGAGGAGCAAGGCATGGCGCGGCTGCTGCACGGCAACATAGGCAAGGAAAAGAAGCGAGGAAACACCCGCACCGCCGCACCGTTGGTGGTGGAGGCTTACAAGAATCCCAACATTTCCATAATACAGGCCGTCGAGCAGACCAACGCCAAACTCGTGGCCGATGGGCACAGGCCCATATCCTACTCAACGGCCAAACGCACCATACTTTCACAACCGGTTCGCAATAGCGTTGCCCAAGCCAAGTACAGCAAGCAACGCTATTACGCCGATCACAAGCCCTACATAAACTTTGCCAAGCCCGACTACGTGGGCGATGAGGCGGAACTTGACGGGCTGGTGGCACCGCACCTTTGCTATGATCCAACAACCGGCGAAGAGTTGCGGCCTTCAATTGTAATGTTCAGGGACAAGAAAAGCGGTATGGTGACTGGCTTTCAACTATCCCCGACTGAAAACCGGTACGCCATTATAAAATGTCTGCACAACCACACCAAGGCGCACGGGTATTTGCCTGTAACGATATTTTTCGACAAACACTCCGCACAACAAACCGCCGAATACGGCAACATAGAGGAGCGTTTGGCCGGGTTCAATTGCCAGATCGTGTCACGTGCACACGACCCGCACATGAAAGGGGGACTGGAACGATTTAACCGCACTTTTAAGAACCGCTTTCTGAACACAATACCCGGTTATTCGGCAAGGCCGTTTGCTAACTCGGCAGTGGAGGAATTAAACCGGGACGCCAGAGATGATTACTATAAAAAGCACGGGCCGTACAGTATGGATCGGTATGCCGCGATAATTGCCGAAAAGATAGAGCAGTACAATAATACCTCTTTTGACGGAAAACCAACGCCGAAAGAAGTGTTTAAGGATTGCACAAAGCCCAACGCGGCAAAACTGCACTGCCTTGAAATAGCATCGCTTTTTATGCTGAAAACGAGTGTAAAAGTGGATAGAAATATGATCAACCTGACGGTGAACAAAACGCGGTACAGTTATGACTTCCTACACACCGGATATGGAGGTATGAGAGCCGAAGTGTATTACGCCTCTGAGGATATGGACAGGGTGTTTGTCGAAATCAAGTCCGAAGGGTTCGCCGATTGGGTAGAAAGGGAAGCCATAAAACGGAACGACATGAAGACAATCGGAGCCAAGAGCAGATTGCAACGGGCGGAAATAGATAGATTTTTTGACACTTATTCGTCCGGTTCTACACCCAAAGACGAGTTTAACGAAATGGAATTGGGCAAACTAATTGAAGAAATTGGGTACGGGCTTGGCGGCCTGAACACAAAAAGAAACCCCTGACGGCAGCAGTCAGGGGCCAAAGAGAGAACCAATGTTTAACCAAATAAACGCTTGATTATGGCAAATTTAACAAAAACCGAAGAAGTACAAACCTTGGTGAGGAGTTTTTTGACAAAAAAACGCCTTTCGCAATCCGTGTTTGCCGCAATGATGGACGTGTCGGATGCCACGGTGAGCAATTTCCTGAACGGAAAGGCCGACACTATAAGCGGGGAAACGATGGAACTAATCCGCAACGAGGTGGAGACCCGCGACTTGGTTTCAATGGCAACGGCCAATTACAACAGGGTTCTTGACGTGTGCCGAGAGGCACAGCAAAGGTGCAGGATGCTGGCCTTGGTAGGGCTTGAGGGCTACGGCAAATCGCTGGCTCTGCGCGAATACTACGTGAACACTCCGAAAGTCTATTATATGGAATGCCTGCGGGGTCAGAAACCAAGGGAGTTTTTCAAACGGCTTTTGCAAAAGATGGGCATCCGTTGGGAAAAAGGAAGCGTGGTAGGCATGATTGAGCGGATAAGCCACGAACTGCGAAAAACCAGCGGCAGCCTAATTATACTTGACGAGGCGGGAAAGGTAAGCCGGGACATATACCTTCACCTGCACGATTTACGCAACAAGACAAGCAATGTTGCCGGTATCGTGCTTTGCGGTCTGGACTACTTTCAACACGATTTGGACAGATGGAAAACCCAGCGCAAGCGGGGCATTCCTGAATTTCATTCCCGTATAGCCGACTGGATTGTGCTTGCAGCGACCACAGCCAAGGAAAAGGCGGCAATCTGCGCCGCCAACGGTGTGAGGGACAAAGATACGGTGGTAAATATTTGCAAGGCTTCTTCCAATTTGAGGGAGTTGTCCGAACGCATACGGGACTACCTATACAATATGGAGTACAGCATGGAAAGAGAGGGGGTGGAAGTGTGAAACTGATTGAAAATATTAAGCCCGTAAGAACACGTAAACATCTTTACCGGCAAAAGATACTTTATTGGGGTATAGAACATGATAAATCAGTATTCAGGGTTTATACTAATTACGTTTTATGGAATAAGTATGAAGCGGTGCTGGACTGTAAATACTTGACTGGTTCTTACGACATTGGTTCTGTGAAAATTCTTTTGGGACGCACGCGAGGGAGTTTGTTTAACAGAGCGGTTGAAAATCCGGGGTTTTCCTCAATGTATAGAACACGGTATGAACTGCTAAGCGAAAGATTTTCAACATTTTACCTCAATTAACAGCCATGAAAATTACACCCCAACGTAACCGGAGGCTTCACCAGCTCTTGCACAGCACTGGTGCGATGCCCTACAAAACCGATATTATTCTTGAGTTTACCCAGGGCCGCACCAGTTCGGCACGTGAGCTTACCGAATCCGAAGCGGTCTCAATAGTCAAATATCTGGAGAAGTTTGACCCATGCGACAGAATGCGAAAAAAGATTTTTGCTATCTGTCACACAATAGGATGGCTTTATGATCAAACTGATATTGACCGCAAACTCAATCAGGCTAAAATAGATGCGTTTATCAAGCGATATGGCTACTTGAAAAAGGCTTTGAATAAATACAGTCGCCAGGAACTGCCCAAGTTGGTTAGTCAATTTGAGGCCATTCAAAAGAAAGTGGACAAAGAACGGGCTAATAAGGCCGTAGATAAACTTTTGTCCGAAATTGGCATAACTACCCAATAGGATTAAGATAATTGAATACCGTTGAATTTAAACGCCATTTAAACGCTGTTTCACATTAACTCATACTCTCTATGCTAACTTTCACCAATTCTATACTTGTTATTGAAGTTCCCACTATCGAGCCCGAAGAGGAAGCCAAATATATTCGCAAAGCTTTGATTGAGGTCATGACACTGGCTTTGCGAGTGGATGGCAATGATTTGCACGCGTGCCGGGAATCGTTGCAGGTGCTTTTAAACCTAATGGCTGCCCTAGAGAGCGGCCCGTCTTTGATGAATCTTCAGGACCTGCCTTTGCAAGTGTACCAAAAAGAGGCTGACCAATGAAAACTTGGATACAGAAACAAAAAAGCCCCAGAAACCGGGGCTTTTTTGTTGGGCAATTCGAAAGGTTTTATATGTTTTTTATCTCACACAAAACCAACGAAAACAGTATGATGCAAACTTAATAGTTTTTGCACTCTGCTTCCAAGTCTCACAATGCTAGAGCCGGTTTACTGGAAGTGGATTACGTTAAAATTCCCGTTACTAAAAAAAACTATTTTAAAAACAGAGTTAGATTTTTAAAATTTGTAATGGCAAATGAAAACAGTATGAAAAGACAATTAAACATCTTAAGAAGGGATGCCCAATTGCAGGCCCGATTTATTGAACTTTATGAAAAAAAGCGTATTCGCGTTGATGATGTAATCAAGCAACTGTCAGAGGAGTTCTTTCTTGCAGAGCGAACTATTTACGACAAACTTCACAGAAAGTAATATGGATTTTGTACTCTCAGACGAATCAGTCAATGCCTACGGTTACTGTGTACTTACCAGTGGGATAGACTTACGTCGCTTCTTGAAAAACCCGGTCATGTTATGGATGCATAACCGGGGGCAGGTCATTGGTCATTGGGAAAATGTCCGAAAGGAAAAAGGCAAACTACTGGCAACGCCGGTATTTGATGAGCAGGATCCTTTTGCTTTGTCAATCAAGTCAAAGGTTGAATCAGGCATTCTGAAAGGGGCTTCTATTGCCATTGATGTACGCGAGGTAGACCCTAATACCCCAATGGCTACCAGTAGTGAACTTTTTGAGGCAAGCATAGTGGATATACCAGCCAATGCCAATACGATTAAATTGAGTGCTGAAATCAAGAAAGGCCAAAGACTTTATTTTTCAATCAATACCCCCACAAAAATGGATTTACGAAGCCAACAAGTCAAGTTGCTAGGTTTGCCTGAGACGGCGATGGATGAGCAGATTTTACAGGCTATGCAACAAATGCAAGCGGCATTGGATCAAACCCAGCAGTCAACCTTAGGTGCTTTAATGGATAAAAAAGGCCTTACCAAGCCGCAACGGGAATCGTTTTTCAATCTGGCCAAAAGTGACTTTAATTCGGTTTTATCGGTAGTCAATGCCATGCCTGATTACAAGCCGATCACAGAGCAACTCCATGTGTCAATTACTGCCGATGTCAGGAATGGTAAACCGCGTGGTGAATGGACGCTGAATGACTATCGCAAGTTTGCCCCGAACGAACTCAAGTCTGATCCTGAATTATACAAAAGATTGGTAGCCGAATCCAAACAGAAGTAGTATGGCATTTGAGCTTTGTTGCCGGATTACCATTGATTCGATTGTGCTTGAGTCAGTTCACTTGGTAGACATTGTGAGTACCTGGAAAGAACTATCGGATAGGTGTACAATCAAAATGCCTAATCGGGGGTTTCTCAATTCAAGTAACAAACTTAAGCCATTCTCTTTTGAGCAATGGCTCAAAGTAGGGATGCCCGTGAAAGTGGAGCTAGGTTATAACCAGCAACTGGTTACTGAATTTGAAGGCTATATAGCGGAGATTAAACCGGGTTTTCCCTTTGAATTGCGTTGTGAGGATCAGATGTGGCAACTCAAACGAGAAAAGGTAAAAGATAAAAATGGCAAGACAGCAATTAGCTATAAACGGGTAAAGATTGCCGACTTGTTACGCGATCTGATGCCAGCGGTAATCGTTGATGCTGATTCACCAAAGATTGAGATTAGTAACTTTCTGATTGAAAATGCTACCAAAGCAAAAGTGCTTCAGGAGTTGAAAGAAAAGTATGGTTTGGCAATCTATTTCCGTGGAAAACAATTGTATGCCGGATTGCCTTATTTTGAGCGTTTGGACGAACTGGTTATATATGATTTTCAACGGAATTTAGTTTCGTCTGAACTGATTTACAGACGGGCGGAAGATGTAAAACTAAAAGCAGAAGTAATCAGTATTCTTTCCAATAACCAACGAATCAAAATAAATGATGTTGGAGAGGTTCGCACTATTCATGTTTATGATGTAGCAGATAAGGCAGAGTTGCGCAAAAGAGCAAAATCTGAACTAAGCAGGTACAAATACGAGGGCTTTCGGGGTTCAATGACAGCGTTTGGGCAACCCTTTGTTGCACACACGCAAGTGGTAGAGCTGCGGGATGTAAAATACCCTGAACGCAATGGTCGCTATCTGGTCGATTCAGTGAAGACAAGTTTTAGTGCTTCCGGTGGCTATCGGAGAGAAATCGAGGTAGGGCCAAAAGTAAGCAGAGGTGTGGCAGCCGACTTTGTTCCCCAAATCAGTTCGATAGACATTCAGGTTACACCACCTGTGATTACACCACCTGAAATTGAAATTTAAACACATTTTAATAACCCATAAAAACACAACAAATGGCCGGATTAAATAAAGAAGTTTGGATTAGTCAGATTCTGGAAAAGTTTTACCCTGCATCTTCCTTTTTAAGATATGTGAAAGATATGTCGGTTCTGGTTGAAAATGACAAGATTAATCTAGCCCAGGCCGGGGTTGATCCGACCGTGCTGGTTGACAATAACGCTTATCCTATTCCGTCAACTACGCGTACGGATTCGCCTATATCTTTGGAGCTAAGAAAATTGGAGACTGAAAATACGATCATTCGTAGACCTGATGAAATTGAACACTCTTACGACAAAGTAGAGTCCGTAATTTACGGTCACCGAATGGCATTGCAGACCAAAAGCTTAGAACTGGCTGCTTATGCGTATGCACCAGTACAGGACAGTGCGGATACGCCTGTAGTTGCGGTTACGGGTGAAAATAATTCAACTACAGGAAAAAAGAGAATTCGCATTGAGGACATTCTAACACTCAAAAGGCGATTTGACAACAAGGATGTTCCCTTTGAAGAAAGGTATTTGGTTTTGCACCCGTCGCATGTGGAAGATTTGATTCTTTTAGATACAAAAGTATTTAAGGATATTACTGACTTCAAAAATGGGCAACCCTTACGTTTTGCCGGCTTCAATTTATTGCAGTGTAGACGTAATGCCTTTTATCGGGCTGGTCTCAAAATGGCATTTAATCCAGCAACCCTTGCTACCGATGATTTTTGCAGTTTTGCTTTCCATTCTGCCGAAGTAATGAAAGCAGATGGAGAACTGTATATGTATGAGACAGTAGATGATCCGAAAGAGCGTGGTACTATTATTGGTTTTGATAAGCGTTTTCTGGCACTTCCATTGCGAAACAAAGCCATTGGTGCAATCATCAGTCAGGCGAATGCAGCCTAAATAGGATTAGTACTATCTTTTAGTACTATCTGTACAGTGCCAATCAAGTTCAAACCATCCATTTTATGCCGGTGCGAAAAAACGAGCTTATTTCAAAGCGAAATGCGGCTATTGTAAAAGATTATGATGCGTTATATGCCAAAGGACTTCGCTTGGAAGCGTGCCTTAGTAAGCTAAGTGAAAGTTATTACCTGGCTACTGGCACCATTTATAATATCATTTACACGGCCAAACACTGTACAAAGATGTAAGTTTTGGTTGCAAACTTATAAGATCATGAGAGGCGCCAAATTTAAACCGGTCTATCTACTAGATTCAAAAGGCAATTATATAGCAATTTATTCTCATATTGGAGAGTTGGCAAAACAGTTGGATGTTTCAGTAAACACCGCCAAGACAGCCATCAAGCGAGGCACGCGATTACAAAGGAAGTATTATCTATCTCACGTGTTTCCAGTAAGTAGGAGGCTTGCTAAAGCTAAGAAAAGTACAAATACAAAAATCGCCCGATCATAGGGCGATTTTGTATTTTGTCAGGTGTAAAATGCACAATTTTAATTTATCTTTATTTGCAATTTTAATTTGCCGCTTACATTAGCTGGTTTTTTTAAGATTTTTCAAGCACTTAGCAAAAGGCGACTGCTAAAAATCGGGGCAGTTGCCTTCAAGAATTCTGAAGGTTTTGCCTGCTGACCGGCTCTGGTGCGATATATTTTGATATGATATCTGATTTGGCTTTTTAGTTAAGCTACCTTGATCAGCCTGTACAGGGCTTTGGGTAGCATGGCTTGCATAGAAAAATAATAGGCTTTAAAAACGCAATACCTGCCTGTCTTTCTCATGTAAGGTTTGAGAAACAAACCCACAAACGCAGGCACTATCCTGTGTAGAGTATACAGACTGCTGTTACAGACCTTGTTTTAATGTCTATCTCAAAAAAACAGCCTGACTTTATAATGGAGTCAGGCTGTTTGTCACTATTGTTATTCAATAAAGAGAAGCTAACTTATTTGGTAATAATCAGCTTAGCGGTTTTAGTCGTTTTGCCTCCCTGCACGGTCACTATGAACATGCCTTGGGGCAAGTGACTAACCGGTAAGGTTATTAATCGCTGACCGAGTTGGACTGATTGGGAAAGAAAAACTTTTCCGGTCATATCGGTCATCTTTACCTGCAGGGCAGTTTGCTGTGCAAATCCCGACAAGTCAAGAGTCACCTGGCTGCTGGCCGGATTGGGACGCAGTTGCAAAGTGAGTTCTTCCGCTTCAGTCATCAGGGAGCTTTTGGCATTGGCTGTCCGGCAAGTCGGGCATTCACCTGGGAGGGTTACCTGCAAGACTTCACTGGCATCGGATTGACTACTCATTGCATCCGCGGCCTTCACTGTCATCGAATAAACGCCTGGAGCCAGGGAGGTTACTTCGTAAGTGGTGCTGCGGGTGGAGCCGATCCACACCCCGTCCTGGTAGACTTCGTAGCTAGGAGGGGTTTCCCCATTGTCGGTGGAAGCTGTCCAGCTTAAAGTAAAGCTATTGGTAGTGATATCCGATGCGGTTAGTCCAGAAGGAGCACTAGGGGCCTGAGAGTCCTCTCCCGGAGAGGCAAACAAGCCCAGATAATCCAGGTAGGCATACCCTGAATTGTCCGCGTTAGCTTCACTTTGCACCACAATGGTGTTGGTTCCGGCATTCAGGGTTAACAACAATGGCGCGTTTTGCCAGTTATTGACACTCTCGGTAAAGGGGAAAATGAACCGCACCTGTCCGTTAGCGTTAGCAGTCCCGGTCCTGACTCCGTTGACATAGACGGAAAGGCGAGCGTTTCCAGAATACCGGAAGAAGGCAGGATAGGTGCCGGCCTCTGGTACAGTAACCGTATAGGTGATTTTTCCTCCAAACCCTCCATTATTAACATTCAGCATCACATAGCCCCATCCGGAGTAACGGCTACCCTGGTTGGAAAGCACCGCCGGGCCTTCCACTAAGACCTCTTCAGACTCGTACTTCACGACCAGTTCCGGTTTCGGAGGGGTAACCCAAAGTATCGAACTCAACTCGGAGAGGTTAGCTAAACGGTCTTTGGCTCTTACCTGCACGGAATAATAGTCAGCAGCAGGCAAGTCGTTCAGCAGTAGGCTGGTTTCGGTAGGGGTAGCCACCAGGTTGCCGTTGAGAAACACCTCGTAGGATTGTACGGCTACGTTATCGGCCGAAGCGTTCCAGGAGATGGTAAACCCATTAGGCGTAATCGCACTTGCCCGTAAACCGGTTGGTACGGTAG